CAGTTACTACAATTAGCTGGTCAACCTAGAGGCTATGAAGAGTATACAGGCGAGCCAGAAGCAGAAGAAGCAAACGAAGAACTTGCTAATGCTCCTGATGTTAAAGTTGCTGACGTTGACACACAGTTAAACAAACAGTCAGGTGGTTTAAATGGTCCTAAAGACAAGTCAGCACTACGTGGTGACAGTGTTAAACTACACGACAGCAAAGATTTAGAAGAAAGCCTTTTAGACTTATACAAAGAATACAAAGGTAGTTAATACCATGCTTGTTCGTGAAGTATTAGAACGACCTAACACTGTAGAACAAGCGTTCCAGTATCACATTGACAAAAATATTCCTATCAGGGAGAATATATTTCGCCCTGGTAGTGACAACTACTTTGAGTTGTTTAACTATGCTAGACAACAATTTAACGAAGGTCATTATCAGCCTGATTGGGAAGATCAAGAAATATTAGAATCAAATATTGGTCAAGTCGTTACTCTTAAAAACGGATACAAAGTACCGTTAGATCAACCGTTCGCAGACGATGCAGTATCAGAAGCAGAATATCAAGGCAGAAAAGTAGAACTCAATAAACCTAAACGTGGTGGCAGTAAAAAATTCTACGTTTATGTTAAAAATCCTAAAACAGGTAAAGTTAAAAAAGTACAATGGGGTGACACAACAGGACTTTCAGTTAAGTCAGGTGATCCAGAAAGAGTTAAGAGTTTTGTAGCAAGACATAATTGTAAACAAAAGAACGATAAAACAAAAGCAGGCTATTGGGCTTGTCGTACGCCAAGATATAAAAGTTTAGGAGTCAAGGGTGGACAATGGTGGTAAGCCATATACTGACAAAGATAACATAAGAACTTTTAGTCAGGATGTTGAAGAACAAGAACTAGTTTGGCACAGAGATCATAATACTAGACTAGTAGAAGTAAAACAGGGTAAAGGTTGGCAAATACAGTTAGACAATAGTTTGCCAGTTAATCTACAAGAAGGCGAAGCAGTAGTGATACCAAAAGAAACATATCACAGACTTCTTAAAGGTACAACAGATTTAGTGGTTGAAATAACAGAATATGAGAGCTAAACAATTTATTACTGAACGAAATAAACAAGGTAAAGCAGTACCTACACATGATGCGGCATCGCCGGGTGCAATGACCTCAACTAATGCTGATAGGTATTATGGCTTATATCGTGCTAGTATGTTAATGGGACGTTACCCAGAAGCATTAGATGATATTGATTTAGAATCTGCTATGGGTAATAAAATGTTTATTGGCACATACACTCAAGAAGAAGCAGAAATGTACAAAGAAGCATGTAAGGCTATGGGCATACACGCAGAAGATATGATCAAAGGCCCTAGTAGTGAACCAGAAGATACAAACAAACAATCAACTATTCAACCATTTAAAGGATACCCTAGATGAAATGTAAATACTGTGGCTGTGCCTCACACTGTGGCCAGAGTTGCACTAACTGCTGGAACTGTCCAGACTGTCATTGTCATGATTGCGAAACAGATGTTACAGCAATAAACTACAACGACGACACTGACGCAAGAGATTAATAATGTTTGAATACAAAGTTTACATACAGAGAGTAGTTGACGGAGATACTGTTGACGTGGATATCGATTTAGGATTTGGCGTTATACTTAAAAAAGAACGTGTTAGAATCATGGGCATTGATACTCCGGAATCAAGAACAAGAGACAAAGTAGAAAAGAAGTTTGGTCTAGCAAGTAAAGCAAGACTAAAAGAAATACTAGGTAAAGAAGCAGTATTAGTATGCAAGGAATACGACGCTAAAGGTAAGTTTGGCCGTGTTTTAGGTGATTTTACTACAAATGATGGACGTATGGTAACAGACGTTCTAGTAGAGGAAGGTCATGCTGTAGCATACTTTGGCGGCTCAAAAGATGAAATACAGGCAAAACATCTTGTCAATAGAGAAAAACTATTACGAGAAGGTAAAGTTAAGTTATGAGATTTCAAGAAATTTTAGAAGCACATCCTAACAGCAAAGTCTATGACAAATGCTGGAAAGGTTATAAAAAAGTTCCTGGCAAAAAACGTGGTGAACCAGGTTCATGTGTTAAGGAAGAAAACCTAGATAATTGTAAACACGGCAAGTATTACTGCTCTACAGACAAAAAGTGGAAGTGTCGCCAAGGACCTAAACAATCACGCAGTTAGTACAGCATTCTAGTTGAACTAAAAAATCAGCATATCTAAAAAACCATATAAGTAATACAAACACTTATAAGGAAACAGCATGAAGTTCGACTCAGTAAAATTTAAACTCTATTATGATTTTGTTCTAACACAAGTCTATCCTGAACCAGAATCAGATTATCATAAAATCACTACACGAGAAATATATGATATTATGATTAAACCACTTAAACTTAAAAAGACAGCAAAAATATTAGATGTGGGCTGTGGTCCTGGCTACTTCTTGGATATTATGAAAGAAAACAAATATAAAAATGTTGTTGGGACTACAGGGTCACAAGAAGATATTACTATATGTGAAGACAAAGGACACACAGTACGCCAAGAAGATATTAGTTTCCTATCAGACAAAGATGAATCATTAGACTTTATATTTTGTAGACAAGTTTTAGAACACTCGCCATTTCCTTATATTACACTACTAGAGTACAATAGAGTTTTAAAACAAGGTGCTAAAATTTATATTGAAACACCACAACCTGGTTGCACAAGAAATCATGAAGGTAATCCAAATCATTATTCAATCTTAACAGATCGTATGTTAATGAACTTGATAGTTAGAGCAGGATTTGATATTGAAACATCAAACAATTTAGAATCAAATGCACTAGATAAAAAGACCAACGAAGAGTTTGTTGAGAGAAGTTACGGCATAGTAGCAGTTAAAAAACGACCAATCGACGTTAAATAATAGTATGAACATTGAAGAACTTAAACACTTAGCAGGTGTAAATAACACTCCTACAATGGGAGAAAATATAAGTCACACTGCCTCCGAGAAGTCTGCATACATGAAGAAGCATGGCATACAGCCAGGCACACCTGAGTGGTTTAAGTTGTGGTTTGCACAACCAAAGCTCACTGGTGAAAACCCAATGCCAAGGAAATAATATGGCTAAGTCATTAGACGGCGTATTAATTAAAAAAGCACACAAGAAACAAGAATTCACTAAACAACAGTTAGATGAGTTTAGGAAGTGTGTTGATCCTAAAACAGGCCCAATGTATTTTATGAGTAACTTCTTTACCATACAACATCCTGTGCATGGTAGCATGAAGTATTCTCCATACGAATATCAAGAACGTCTAATAGAAGCATATCACAACAACAGATTTAGTATATCAATGATGCCTAGGCAAACAGGTAAGTCAACATCAGCCGCGGGTTATTTGTTATGGTATGCTATGTTCAATTCAGATGCTACAGTACTAGTGGCCGCACACAAATATGCAGGTGCCCAAGAGATTATGCAACGTGTTCGTTATGCTTACGAAAGTTGCCCTGATCATATACGTGCAGGTGCTGTTAGTTATAACAAAGGCTCAATAGAATTTGACAACGGAAGTCGTATTGTAGCACAGACAACAACTGAAAACACTGGTCGAGGTATGTCTATATCAATGCTATACTGTGACGAGTTTGCTTTTGTGAGGCCTACTATTGCCCGTGAGTTCTGGACTTCAATATCGCCTACACTGACCACTGGTGGTAAAGCAATTATTACATCAACACCTAACTCAGATGAAGATCAATTTGCTCTATTATGGAAACAGGCCAACAAGTGTGAGGACTCACATGGTAATCCTACAGAATTGGGCGTCAACGGCTTTAAGGCATATAGATCATATTGGAATGAACATCCAGATAGAGATGAGAAGTGGGCAGAAGAAGAACGTGGCAAACTAGGTGATGAACGTTTCCGTCGTGAAATGGATTGTGAATTTATTATCAATGATGAAACACTGATAGCCCCTACAAAGTTAATTGATCTGCAAGGTATAGAACCTATTGAACAAATGGGACAGGTACGTTGGTATGAAAAACCTAAAAAAGGTGATATGTATGTAGTATCCTGGGATCCTAGTCTAGGTACAGGTGGTGACTATTCAGCTATGCAGGTTATTAACGCTAATACAACAACACAGGTAGCAGAATGGAAACACAATAGAACTACTATACCTGAACAGGTTCGTGTGTTTGTTGAAATTATTAAACACATTAACGAGTCTGTAGAAGATCAAAACTCAATATACTATTCTGTGGAAAATAATACTCTAGGTGAAGCGGCCTTGATCAGTTTAGCAGAGTATGGTGAGGACAACATACCAGGCATATTTTTAAGTGAAACTAAAAAGATGGGTACTGGTAGACGTTTCCGTAAAGGATTTAACACTACTAACAAGTCAAAAATATCAGCATGTGCTAAGTTTAAGAACTTAGTAGAGTCAGGCAAGTTTAAGATTAAGTCAAGACCTTTGGTCAGTGAACTTAAAAACTTTGTAGCACATGGTACTAGTTATGCGGCCAAACCTGGAGAGCATGATGACCTAGTCATGGCTACTGTGCTAGGTGTGCGTATGCTACAACAACTACAAGAATACCACAAAAACATAGGTGATAATTTACGTGATCATGATGACGACATAGTAGAACCTTTGCCGTTTATTATGATCTAAGATAAATACACTTATGATATCATTAGAAACTACAAGACAAAAATTATACGATTTACTAGTTGCTAAGAGTTTTGATTTAACTACTCGAGACGCAAAAGGTAAAGAAACGTCAGATCCTACACAAGCAGACCTATTCTCTTTT